ATAAAAGCCATGGTGATTTACTCCGGTGGACACTCCCCCGGCGCGAAATCGGGCGGAATTAGAGGATTTCGCTGATGAGCGAACCGGCGTCGCGCACGCTGTTCGTGCGGCCAAACCTGTTGACGCGAGATTGCAGGCGCGATCTGGGCCCCTTGTCATTGTCCTGGCTGGTGCCGGGAGGCCTGACCTGGGCCGGCTGGTTGTTCCGCTTGGTGTCCGCCGATGCCGCGGCGGCGAGCTGCCGGTCGTACAGCATTGCCTTGGTCGCCAGCACGACGAGCCGGTGATCGTAGGCGTTGCTGACCTCCTGCTGATTAAAACCGCCGGTATCGAGCAGGTAGGTGCTCAGCTCCTTGCGGAGCTGAGGACCCTTCACCTGATCGCCAAAGTCAGGGAGCTTCTCCTGAAGCGCCTGATGCTCCTTGACGACCAGCTCGCCGAGCTGCTGCTGCTGAACAGCCGCGAGCTGGGCCTGACCTTGCTGGAACTCCTGTTCGATCGCGCCAAGCCTGCCGCGCAGTTGTTCACGCAGAGCGTGCAGCCGGGTGTATTCGGCTGGCGACTGTGCCTGAACCCCCACCCAATCGACGTTGGCGAGCTGCGCCGCTTCCGGCACCGCCAGCGCGATCATTTTTTGCAGACCTTGCAGATACTCGCCCCGGAGGGCCGCAGCCGCCTGCCGCTCGCCGTCATAGGCTCTGCGGATCTCGGCGGCCTCCTGACTGCGTTGGGTCAGCGCGGCTTCCCTTTGGCTCTCCCGCCGGACAATCGTCTGCTGCAAGGCGGGTGGGAGCTGCGAAAAGGCCTGCTGTTCGTCTTGTGTCCACGACCTTGGCGGTTCGATGGCAGCCGCTGCCGGCTGTTCGCCTGAGCCTTTGTCGTCAGGGGTCTCGGTGGGCCGGCTCTCGTCGGCTCCGGTATCAGGCGGCTCAGCACCGCCTGATGGCTGGTCATCGCCCTCCTCCCGCGGCGCGGGAGAGGGCGGCGGGTCACCCGCGTCAAAGAGGAGGCCGGCAATCGCATCGCCGGCCGAGCGCGTATCGGTGACCGTGAAACTGGGGGCCGCGCCGTTGGACGCAGCGGGAGCGGCAGCGCCGCCGCTGCTGGCGGCGCCTTCTATATCGGCCATTTGGGTCGCCTCAAATCAATGTTGCTTGTAGCAACGAAACCGCTGTAACCTTTCGCGCACCGTATGAACGGAGGGTCGGGTGGACGGCTATCAGCGGGAACTGCGCGATTTTCTTACAGAATACGGCGCGACGGACGTCGCGGTGACGCAGGACGGCAAGCATCCCAAACTCGAGTTCGAGTTTCGCGGCAAACACGTCGCCTACACGATCGCCAGCACCCCGTCGGACCACCGCGCCGCCGCCAACGCGATCGGCGATCTGCGGCGCATGTTGGGCGACCCGATCGAGGAAGAGAAAACACCGAGCCGACGGCTCGAGGACATGCTGCCGGCCGCCAAGGAACAGGTGGTCTACAAAGGAAAGATCGCAAGCTATGGTAAAGGGTTGCGATTTACCTTCCCACCCGGCCTGATCTCTGCGTTTGGGATAGAGTTAGGCGATAAATTCGCAGCATCCCGCCTGGACAAAGACACTTGGCATCTGCACAAAATAAAGAATGCCGACATTTTAGGGCCAACTGTTCGCAAAGAAGGCGTTCAATTTTTTTATCAGCCCAGTACTAAGGCGACGGAGGGGCTGAGGAAAGGATTAGGGCCCTTTGCCGCGACGTTGGCCGATTACACCGTCGTGGGCGATGCCATTGTCGTGTATCTGCCCCCGCAGACCTTGCGCCCACCCTCCCTATCGGGGAGGGGCCACGAGCGCATCAGCCTCCCAGCGCCCGGCATACAGCCTTTGTCAACGTCCGCCCCCGCGGCGGACGCGCCCGTGCCCGCCACCGTCGCCACCCCCGCCCAAATTGCGCTCACCGAGACGGTGGAGGACGTGCCCGGGCGCTTGCGCTACATCCTCGCTCTCGTCCAGGCGGGCGAGCGGCAGACCGGGTATCGCCTCATCAAGCTGCGCCGCGAGAACGAGGCCGACGGGATCTGGGTCTGGCGCGCGCCGGATATCCGGCTGGAGGAGCCATGAGCCGTGCCCCAGGCCACAGAAGAGCTGATCCAGGTTCGCGCTCCGCACTTCTGCGCTGGGCTGGTGATCGAGGATGGGCGGTGCACCGAGGCTGCGCCGATCCTGCGGCGGACGTGCATGGGGCGAGGGGCAGATGAGCTACGGGAGGCGTTCAAGCGCCGAGGGTGGCGTGCGGTGGTGGTAGAGCCCATGAGGGAGAACCAAACATGCTGAAAATGGGCGGTCGCGGCGATGTCGACGGCAAGCCGGTCGAACTGATGATTATCGGCCTGTCGCACAAGAACCTCGACGAATTGCGCAAGGGCCATCCAATCAAATGCCGGGCCTCCGACTTTGGCGTTACGGGCGACATCGAGATAGTGATCTTTTCCGGCCCAACCGAGATGGCAATGGCCCGCGAGATGGGACTGAACCTCACGCGGCGCGCTCAGCCTCGCGCTCAGCCTCGCGCTCGGCGGCCTTGACGATGGCGGCGCCGCGATAGGCCAGTAATTTGCTGCGCACCAGCTCCAATGCCTGGACGACGCGGTAGAGTTCCTCGCGACGCGCGGTCTCGCTGGGCTTGGTCTCGAGCCACAGCCGGTAGGCGTCGGCGCGGATCTCGCTGAAGGCGCCGGCCAGCGTCGGGTCGGCGAGGAGGCGCGTCGCCATCTCGCCGCGCCGGATCATATCGGCCTCCGGCAAAGGCGGCGCCTCGAGCAGCGGCTCGGGGAGGGGGGTGGCGGTTTGCGGCGCGGGCGGCGTATAAAACCGCCACCACCCCGACCACCCCATCAGAAGCTCTCCGGTGGCGCTGTGGCGGCCTGAAGCGAGGCCCGGTGCATCTCGAGCTCCGCCGCGTTCTGGGCCTTCAGGCGCTCAATTTCGAGGTCGTTGGCGGCACGCACCCGCTCGATCTCGAGATCGTTCTGCGCCTTCTGCTGGGCGAGGGCGAATTGCTGGCGCAGCTTTTCGGCGTCGAGCCCCCTCTGGTGCTCGGCCTGCTGCACGTTGATCGCCATCTCCTGCTGCGCCTTCTGCTGGCTCAATTGCTGCTGGTGCGCCGCCTTTTGCTGATTGAGCTGGCCGTCGGTCTGCGCCTTCTGCTGCTGGAGCTGCATCTCCATCTGCGCCATCGCCTGCATCTGCGCCGCCTGGGGGTCGGGCTTGGGCGGGGTCGGCGGCCCGGTCACCGAGGGCGGCGGCGGCACGGTCGGGTCGGTCACCGCGAAATTCGATTTGAAGCCGGCGTTGGTGCTGATCTTGGCAACCGTGTCGTAGACGTTCTTGGCGTAGACGAGCGGGCCCGCAAGCCCACCTTGGGCGGTGACGATCTGCTGCTGCAGGTTGAGGAGCGCCATCAGGTGGCTGAGGATCTGGTCGCGATTGCCGGTGCCGAGGCCGACATTGACCGACACCGTCATGTCGTTCTTCCATTGCGCCGGGTCGGTCTGCAAGGGGCCTCCCGACACCCGGATGATGCGCTCCTGTTGGGCGTGCTTTCTGATCAGGCCGAGGACACCCCGGACCATCCGCTCGACGCTGAAGGCGTAGATCCGCGCGATCAGCTCGACGCGCTGCGCGGCAGCCTGCTGAATGAGGCTGACGCCGGTCGCCGTTTTATTAAGCGCGTCGGGATCGAGCCCCTGATTGTGCCGGCTGATGCCGGTGCGCACCTCGGCGGTCTGGTCCATGTACTCGACGAGGCCCTGCGCCTTTTCGGCGACAAACGGGGTCAACAGCGGCGTCACGCCATCGGCCGACCTGACCCGCACGAGGCCGCCGGGGCGGCTCGTCAGCAGATCGTCATAAGTCTCGTCGGTGGCGGCGGCCTCGACGACCAGATGGCGCGGATTATTGGTCAGGTAGAGGTTGTCGAGCATCTGCCGGATCAGCGTCGATTTGATGCGCTGGAGGTCCATCACCAGATCGGCGACCGACATGCCGACCAGCTTGTGCGGCATCGGCACCGGGCACAGGAAGTTGAACGGGACCTCGTCGACCTCCTCGATGTCGGGTTTGCCGTTCTTCGTCAGGATGACGGCGGCGTTGTCGACCGTCGTGACCTTGAGGAGCTCGGCAAGCCCGTCGCCGTCATAGTCGGCCTGGATGTAGTTCTCCTCGACCCAGATCATCCGCATCGGCTTGTCGGTGCGGTCGTTGGT